TCAGCCTCGTCCCCGTAGGCGCATTTGGGGATATGGCCAATATCGCCACCGTCGCTGCCAGTATCCACCACGAACCCGAAGAGACCGACAATAATGAAATACAAGAACCCACAGAGGAGACAGAACCCATGTCAGAAGTAATCGTCCCAGTAGTTGAAGCAAGCATCCCAACCGCTTTGATCCCAGCACAACCGCGTCGCGAGTTTGCGATGCCATCAGCAGCAGAAGTACTTGCCGCTTACCACATCGGTGGCGACACTTACAACAAAGTCAGTGACGCATTTAAGCAAGCACAGCGTCGCAATCAAACAGCACTGCAAGCAGCAGCTGGCGACATTGTCACGGGCGACACCCCGGGCCTCTTGAACATTCCAGTGCTCGGGCCTCTCTTCCAAGATCTAAACTTCGTGCGCCCAGTAGTCAGTGCATTCGGCGCAAGGGCGATGCCTTCGACCACTTCGCGTCAGTTCGTGAGACCTACCATCACAACTCATACCTCAGCTTCGGTGCAGACCAACCAGCTTGACCCTGTATCTGCAACCACGATGGTGATTGCTGCAAACACTGTTACCAAGTCAACTGTTGCAGGCCAAGTCACCTTGTCAGTTCAGGACATCGACTTCACAGATCCAAGCGCGCTCCAACTGGTATTGAATGACCTCGCAGGGGAAGTGCTCATAAAAACGGATGACATCGCAGCAGATGCACTTGTCGCTGGTAAGACTGCATCAGGTTCAACTTGGACAGTTACAGCCAACGATCCATCTTCTTTGATTGAATCGTTGTATGACGCAGCGCGCGAAATTACAGAAGACAGCAACTTCTTCCCAACTCACTTGTGCGTCTCACCAGATGTTTGGCAAAAATTGGGTCAGCAACTTGACGGATCAAAGCGACCTGTACTTGGTTACACCACAAATGGCGTAATCGGTCAGAACAGCATTGGTCGCGTAGGCGGTCTTGCATATAACGCAATGGATGTGTTTGGTCTTGACCTTGTAGTTGACAACAACTTTGCTGCAGGAACCATGCTGGTTGTGTACGCCCCAGGCTTTGAGATCTACGAATCTGGTGCATCATTGCAGAGCTTCGAGAACCCATCGACACTCGGTCGCACACTCTCGATCCACCAGTACTTCGCAACCTTCGTTGCCAAGTCCAGCTTCATTCAGTCAATCACGATCGCCTAGTCGAGAGCGGAGCACCCGCTCATGGCTGTTTACAGCGTCACACAAAAGTATCTACTGGACAACTACGCCGTACTGCAATCTCTAACCCCCACAGAGATCGCAGTCGGTCAGTCCATTACTGTTGCTTCAGTAGATGCAACTTTTAACGGCACTTACACTGTTCGCGCATTGCCCCAGTATCTGTACATCGGTATAGACACTGAGGGCGATCTGCTTTATGACATTGAGATACCAATTGCTAATCAGGTGCTCTTTGCTAAGACCGCAAGCAATGTCGAGCGCACCGCAGCGTCGGGAAGCATTACTTACACGCAGACATGCTCGTGGGTCACTGCCGCGCAGCTTGTCACCTACCTTGGCGTACAGATCACCAACCCATCTGACGATTACACGCTGATTACTCAGGCCGTATCTGCTGGCAACGACTTTGCATATCGTCGCCGTCAAGAGGCTGGTTACATTGACAGTCTGACAACTAGTCCGGGTGGGGATGCCACCCTCGGCACACTGATGTACTGCGCGGCCCTCTGGCGCAGCCGTGGCTCGCTAGAGAACACTTTCGCATCCTTTGACGGAATGGGCACAGCGCCTCAGCAGAGCCTCACACCGATCGTTAAACAGTTGCTGGGCATCGACAGGCCTGCCTGCGCCTAATGGCTTACACAGACGCTCTGAACGGGGCTATTGACAGCCTTACGACCACACTCACGGCGGTCACTGGCCTGCGAGTAGTCAACGATCCCACAAAACTTGTGCCGAACTGTGTGTACATTGACGCGCCATCCTTTACGACGATCGCTGGCAATGGCAACATCATCCGCATGGACTTCCCAATCAAGGTCATTGGCTCAGGGCCAGCAGGCCTACCAGTCTTACGCAGCATCCTTGACATCGTCAGCAAAGTCCTACTTAGTCCAATTATCGTCATGGCAGGCCGTCCCAGCAACCTAGAAATTGGTGGGCAGCTCTTCCCGTGTTACGACCTTGACTGTGGAATACAAGCCCAAAGCGCATAAGGAGAAACCATGTACCAATACTTCATTATTAGCCCACGCCTCGGAACCCCGGGCGATCAGTTCATCCCAGAGGAAGGTGTCAACATTGACGCACTACTCGACGGCGGTCTGATATCCACCGACATCGCAAAGAAATCATCTAAAGTCAAATCAGAACCCAAGGAGCAATAGACATGGCTATCAGCAGCACTTATCTTTCTAACCCAGCACTTACCATTAACTCGGTGGACTTGTCCGATCAGTGCACAAGCGCGGTCATTAACTATGTGTCGGAGCAATTAGAAAACACGACATTTAGCAACACTTCGCGCAGTTTTACATCAGGCCTGTTTAGCAACAGCATTACCGTGACGCTTTACCAGAGCTACGCAGCAAGCGAGACTGAGGCCAGCATTTACAGCCTTGTGGGAACTACGACAACGATCACGATGTCACCAACAGCAGCAGGACTTACTACCCCTAGTGCCACGGCGCCAAAATATACTTTGACCGGGGCTTTCTTGTCTGCCCATACACCGATCAACGCGTCGCTCGGCGAACTGTCCACGATCGACCTGACATTTAGCGGTGGCGTTTTAACTAAAGCCGTCGCATGATCTCGCGGCATCAGCCGCTGAGAATTAAAAGTAGCAAGACCGCACAAGCGGAGCCTTGCCCGACAAAGGAGAAACAATGAAAGTCAAACTATCTATTGACCTTGGCGACGGTAAGCCAGCGCGCGAGATGACCACCAACATGCTTGCAATCGTTGACTGGGAACGAACAGAGAACCGTCGATCAGCAGACGGCAAAGGCATCGGCTTTAGCGACATGTGCTGCTGGGCGTACACGCTTTGCAAACTTGCTGGAGACAAAGTGCCAGCCAACTGGCGCGAGTGGGTTGCCGAAAACCCTGACATGACCATTACACCTATTAACGAGGTAGCAGACGAGACCCCTTTCATCGAGGGACTTGGCGGCGAAGCCTCTGCGAAGTCCTAGCGTTAACAGGCTTCTGGCCAAAGGAGATTGAGTTCACTATGCGAGACCTGAACACTGTCACCTATGTGCTTGAGCAGATGCACCGTAAGAAGTAACCATGCCTATCTCTCACAGCGTCGAAGTAGTCGGTCTTAAAGAAACGATTAACGCCTTACGCAAGATCGACCCACAGCTGCAGAAAGACTTTAAGGCTGACGCGACGGCAATCGCACAGCCAGCCATTAACGCTGCCAAGACTGCATACACGCAGATACCGCTATCTCACATGCGATACAAATGGAATGATCGAGGCCGCAAGGTATTTCCGTTTACGGTCTCGGGGGCACAATCAGGCGTAAAGATGCGCTTTGACACTCGCCGCAACGCTGTCGGCGTGATCCTGATAGAACAAAAGAACCAAGCAGCTGCAATCTTTGAGGGCGCAGGACGCAAGACAACTAACCGCTTAGGTCAATCGCTTGACTTTGTGAGCAGTGAGCGCGGCTTTGCTATGGCGATGCCGGGTAGGACTCGACTAATCGGCTCAGCGGTCTATAAAGCACGACGCGGCATTGAGGGCGAAATGGAAAAGATGGTGCTCAAGACCATTAACCAAATACAGAAAGACCTGAACTAATGGCACTGTCAATCCCAATCATTAGCGAGTTTCAAGGCGGCGGCGTTGACAAAGCCATTAAACAGTTTCAGCAGCTCGACGGCGTAGGCGCAAAGACAGGCTTTGCATTAAAGAAAGCGTTTCTGCCTGCCACTGCTGCGCTCGGCGCATTAACGGCTGGCATCGGTCTAGCCACTAAAGCAGCAATGGAAGACGAGGCTGCACAGCTTGAGTTGGCTCGCCAGTTACGCGTAACGACACAAGCCACAGATGCCCAGATCAAAGCGGTTGAGCAGTCCATTAGCGCGTTTAGTAAGCAGACCGCTATGGCTGACGATCAGCTGCGCCCAGCGTTGGCAAACCTTGTGCGCGCTACAGGCTCGCTTGAGTTGTCCCAGAAAGCAATGGCGGTCACTGCCGATCTGGCTACAGCCAAAAACATTGACATGGAGTCGGCCAGCGTCGCGGTCTCTAAAGCTCTTAACGGTCAAGTAGCTGCGCTTATCAAATTAGACCCATCGCTTAAAGGTGTCATTACATCAACATCGACTGCCGATGAAATTATGCAGGCACTTAATAGCTCGGTCGGCGGAGCGGCTGAAACCTTTGCCAATAGTGCTGAGGGCGGTCTAAAAAACTTCGGCATCCAAATGGACGAACTAAAGGAAAGCATCGGAGCAGCGTTTATCCCTGTCATGGAGAAACTGTTGCCGCTAGTCCTGAACTTCACCACATTCCTACAAGACAACACCAAGGCACTGCTTATTGTGATCGGCGCTATCGCAGCAATGACAGCAGCAATCGTGGCAGCCAATGTTGCCATGAAGGCATACAACGCATTTCAATTAGTTGTTACCGCTGGCAACGCGGTGCTGGCAGGCTCGTTCACCACGGTCTCGGCATCGGCAGGCATCTTGACCAAAGGCTTAGGCGTAGTCATGATTACCCTTGCCGCGCTGTACGAGCTGTACCGCGAAGGCCCTCAAGCGATCGCCGAGTTTATGCTGCCGTTTAAGCAGTTTGCTGTTGGCGTGTACAACTCGGTAAAGGTAGTCGCCAACGGCATCAACCAAATTATTAACGCCGCGATCATTGGACTGAACCAACTAATTAACGCGCTCAATGTTATACCGGGTGTAAGCATCGACTTAATACCGCTAGTGCCAATGCTGGAGTACACCGCACTCCCAGAACTAGACACCCCAGCTGCTCGAGGCTCAGGCTTTGCGCGTGAAGGCGGCACAGGGTCAATCGGCAGCAGCCCGTTGGCAATGATCGAGTCGGCGCTAGTCACGCCAGCCCCAGCAGCTGGTGGCGGTGGCGGTAAATCCTCAAGCGTCCTAGACCTAAGCAAAAACTATGCAGGCAACATGGGCGGCAACTACGGCATCACGGGTAACGCCGCAGACTTCTCCAGCCTGTTCGATCAGTTCATGGTTGAGCGCGGCACACCGATCACAGTCAATGTCAACGGCGGTCTAGCCACATCAGCAGACATCGGTCGCGCTGTAGTGAACAGCATTAAAGCCATGAACCGAGTAGACGGCCCAGCACAAATACAGGTCGCCTGATGGCTACCACGATCGTCCAGTCAGGGTCTTACGATCTCAAGATCGCTACAGGCTTCTTAGTTGACGCATTTACGCTTGACGACCCAGTGAAGGGCATACTTGACTCGCCTAATTATGTCCTAGACGGTACGACAGAGTTTGCATCCGTGATCGACGGCGCTACAGGCATCAGCGTGTTCCGTGGACGCAGAGACATCGGCGACCAGTTCACTGCTGGCACGATGAGCTTTGATCTAAACGACACATTTACTGGCGGCATCTTTAACCCGTTCGATACCCAGTCACCGTATTACGACACCGCTCAGGCTGTGCCGGGTCTAGCACCTATGCGTAAAGTTGTGCTGACGCGCGAAGGCGAAGAACTGTTCAACGGCTACATCGTTGACTACTCGTACAACTTTAATCTGGGCGGCTTAGACACCGTCTCGGTGTCCTGCGCTGATGACTTTTATCTGCTTAGCCAGACCTACCTAAACGAGTTCAATGTGACCGAGCAACTTGCCAGCGCTCGACTTGTCGCTTTACTTGCTCTGCCTGAAGTCAATGCGTTCCAGTTGCCAGGTGAGCAGAACATTGAGACCTCAACGATTACGCTTGGCGGCGCAGCTGCATACACCGTCCCGAACGGCACATCGGTTGCTGCCTACACAGCCAAAATTAACGAGTCGGTACAAGGACGCATCTTCATTGCCCGAGATGGCGTGTTTACATTTCAAGACCGCATCGGTAACACGCTTTCAGCGTCATCGGCAGACTTCCACGATGACGGCACAGCGATCCCTTACGACAATGTGGGCATCTCGTTTGAAAGTAATCAGGTCATCAACCGAGCATCAGTGACCCACGCTGGCGCAGCAAGCCCAGAGATCGCCGAAGACTTGACCTCGCAGGCCACCTACTTCATTCAGACCACAGCCATCACCGACGCGCTAGTCCACAACGACACAGCAGCCCTTGACCTAGCCAACTACCTGCTCGTAGGCCAGCCTGAGGCGCGTTACACCAATGTGTCAACCCTGTTTGCATCCCTCACCGATGCCCAGCGTGACACTGTGGCAGTGCTCGAGATCGGCAACACCGTCACTATTGAGAAGTCATTTTCCAGCGGGAACAGCATTACATCACTGGCGCAAGAACTAGCCATTGAGGGCATCCAGCACCAAATAGACCTATCAACAGGCCACCGCATAACGCTGTTTACATCGCCCACAACGCTTGTCTTTGAGCTGATCTTGGACGATCTGGTATATGGCACAATCGACACAGAAAATGTCTTAGGATAAGGAGCACTTATGGCAATACAAGACTTCACAGCAGGGCAAGTATTAACAGCCGCACAGATGGACGCGTTGCAAGCCAACGACTACAACCAAACTGTCAGCAACAAAACAGCGTCTTACACGCTTGTGGCAGCTGATAAAGGCACTCGAGTT